GCGGGGAGTTGGTTGAACGTGCCAGGTTGAACGTCCATGTTCAAAGTCCCGTCCCCGTTGGCTCCGTCAGCTTGATACTCGTCGCCGGATTCGGAAACAAAGAAACCCATCTTCGATGCGCTGATGCGCGCTGCGACGAGTTCCGCTTCTTCGTAGCCGCCTAACATTTTTAGCCGTGTCATCGATGTCGATGTCCAAGGCGTTCCGCGTGTCTGACCGATACGGTCAGGACGGAAAGCGTGAATCATTCGGTCAGCGGTAATTCGTTCGTCGCGGATGTAGTTTTGCGCGCCCATTTGGTAATCGTCAGGATGTTTGACCTTGACGTAGTAGGCGATGGGCTTACCGGCGGCATCGACTTCGATACCCATGCGGATTTGATTACCGTTCTTCAGGACCTCATTCTTTTCTTGGTCGATAAGGTCGGGGTCAAGGAACTGAAGCCGGAATCGGTAAGGATTGCCACGGTCTTCGACGAATAACACGAAGCACTCGCCGTCCCGAACGACGCTTTCAATAAACATACGCTGACAGTCGACCCACGACAATCGACCATCGACGGTGCAGACGCCGGGCTGCCCCCAGGCCATAAATGCGGTCTCTAAGGTCTGGTTTGCCACTTGGTCTAGCGTGCCGTTATTTTCCCGCGCCCGAACTTGAAGCGTGATGCCACGCGGCCCAACAACGTTCGTACGCACAAGGTCAAGATACCGCCGCGCATAATCGTTGTTCTGGCAAAGGTCACGCGACCGTGCGCGCATCGCCCGCAAGCTGTAGCGGATGTCGCTATCGGCTGACTTTGTGAGCGTCAACCAATCGGAGAAAAGCCGACCGACATTTGCGGCCTCAAAGGCGCGTCGTTGCGGCTTGACCTGTTTCCGGAACATATCAAGGAGGCCCATTACGTGAACCTCACGCGAATGGTGGAGGCGGTCAACATACCACGGGCAAGTTGTTCGGCTTGTCTCTCACGGGCCACCTCGCCTTTTAATCGTTCACGTTCGATATACAAGTCCTCACGGCTCCATCGTGACAACGACCGCCCTGCGATGCTGTAGCTGGCGGCAGCGACGTTGCTGGGGTCGCGCAAATAGGTTTCGACGTTATCCAAACAAATCTGCGCGAAGGAACGGGGGTCATCCGATGAGGTCGCTTTGTTGGGCTTAACCTCAATGATACCGCTGTTGATTTTAATACGCGCAGAATCAGATGTCCTAGTAATGTAGGCGTCCCAATGATAACGCCCTGCGTTATAGGTTGCTGTCGTAGTCGAACTGACCTCAACCACATAAGCATTCGCGCCAGCGGAGGCTGTAATCGCGATACGTTCGCCGGTGATTTCTCGGCGTAGCACATAGCTGAGAGTGTAGGCCGAGGACGGATAGTCATTGATAAGGTCGGTACGTTGCCACGCCCATCGGTCACCGGCCTCTAGGGAGTCCGGTTCCCTTGTCGGATAGTTTGTCGTGTCAAAGAGATTCGCCATAGTTATCTCCAGCCATTCACCCAGCCGCCCGGACGCGGCCTCATTGCCCGTCGCATCGGCTGTGTCACTTTCGGTTCTTCTTCCTGCACTTCGACAGGCTCAACAGTTCTGTTTGGCAGAATCATCGGGCCGTTTCGACCAATGAATGCTGCGTAGGCGTAGACCATACAGTCTAAGGCTTCCGTGCGTGAGCCGGTTGACCGTGGCTTGTATGACCTGACCCTGCGGCCCTGCACCATGCGATGCACCAAAGTCTCGGCTGTTAGTTGGTCGAAATAGACCTCATCGACGCTGACGGGGAAGTGTAAGTATCCCGCACCCGGTTGATGAATTCTTTTCAGCCGTCCATATAAGACGTCTTTAGCAGTATCGACGCCGACGATGTGAACCTGTGCGCTAGTGCGTCCTGCTCGTCCTGCGCGTTTAGGCCATATCAACCGACCGAAGCCGCCCGCGCCTTTAATCGCCCAGATGCGCCGTGCTTTTCGTTTGGCGCAATACTGATAAACCTGCTGTGTGAAGTGACCGCCCGAATCGACCGCGACCGCTTCCAGTATCAACTTTCGCCCGTCTTCGGTTTGCCGAGGTCGTGCGATGTAGCCGTCTAAATCTAGCCACAATGATTCAGAGCCGGGGTCGCCGTGTAGGACTGCATGGTCAATGCACCACGCTTCTTCATCCCGTCCCCAGCCCCAAACGGTAACTTCTAATCGGTCATCCTGTACGTCAACACCGGCGGTCAACATCAAGACCGCTTGCGGTATAGAGTTTACGGTGTAGGGTTCACGCCTTTGCGCGAGGCCGACCGCTTCGACTTCTTCGCCCCGCTCCTCAAAAGTTTCACCGAGCGAGGTGTTAATCCACGTTTGGAGGGTTTCGGGAAATCTTTTGGCCCGAACAAACGCGACAGCCATTTCCGACCAAGTCGACCAAGGGCTATACAGTTCCGATATATGGAATGAAGCAATGCCATTAAACTCTCTGCTACCACGCCACTCTCCCTGTCGGAGCATCTCCGGTTTATCGGCTTCGGTTAAGACCGCAGCACAGTGAACGCATACATATTCGGCGAGTTCTGGTTGACCTTCGGGCCACTTGACCTGTGACCAGATAAGCCTTTGGAACTCTCCGCAGTGAGGGCAAGGAACGTAATAGAATCTTTGGTCGCCTGACTCAAACCCCGCTTCGATTCGACTACTCCCTTTAATCGTAGGCGTAGACCCTGCTAAAACCTTTCGGTTCCAGAATGTTGCGGTACGTTTCTTGCCCAAGGAAATCGGGTCACCCTCCGTTCCTGCGCTAGATGGATAGCGGTCTACCTCATCGAACAGCACGATTCGGATAGGACGGCTGGCTAATCCTGACGGGCTATTTGCACCCGCCACCGTTAGGTGACCGCCCGTGAACTTTTTGTGCAGCAGCGTATTGCCGCTGTCGCGTGATTTCGGGTCGGCGATACGTTCGGTGAGTACCGGCGTATCCCTGACCATCGGAGCAAGTCGGTCTTTGCTCCAGGATTCTGCCATCTCCAGCGTCGGCTGCACTAACAGCATCGGCGCGGGGTCTTGATGAACGTGGAACCCGATGACGTTGTTAAGAATCTCCGTCCAGCCGACTTGCGCCGACTTCATCACCCAGACTTCGCGAATCGCCTCATCGGTAACGGCGTCCATAATGCCGCGCTGGTAGGGTGCGCGGGACGTTCGCCAATAGCCCGGTTCTGCGGACGATTCGCTTGAGAGTCTACGATAAGCGTCAGACCACTCCGATATCGTCAGTTTCGGCGGCGGGTTCCAAATCTTCTTCGCCGTCTTCAACGCCTCCCAAATATTCGTCGTGACTCTCGGCGAGTTCGGTGAGGACGATATCGATTTCTTCGCGGATTCGACCTGCGATGACATTTGCATTAGGTTGATTTACTAACTGCGGAGCGACCTTGCTAGGGAGGCTTAACAGTTTAGCCTTGGCTCCTGAAATATGCTCTGACCAAACGCTGATGACATCGGACACATAGACCAACTCTCCGCGCTTGATGGAGTTTTCAATTGCTAACTTATCGCCCTGCTCTTTTGCCAATCGTGTTCGTTCGGCGATAAGGTCGGGCGTATCGGCGTTGACATTAGGGCCGCGCTTTTCTAAAGCGTTTTGCAAATAGCGGATATACCACGCCATGCAGGGGCCGAGTTCGTACTGCCCTCGCCCAACAGTTGGCAAGCCTTCCTGTTTTAATTGATGAACTCTCCGAGTTGTCAGATTCAGAGCGTTCGCGATTGCTGCGATGTTGACCGGCATTAATTAACGCGACGATATTTTTCGTCGATGATTTGGGGGGCTGTGTTGTTCCAGTTCAATTTGTGATGAAGCCTTCGATGCGTTGTTATCATTTCTGCGACCTTGACGCAAGAGGGGCAATACATCACAGAGTAGAAGCTTTTAACGTAAGTTCCGTAATCCAGATAAAGGTCGGTCATTCCAGATGCGTTACTTTGGGTTACCTTTTGATTGACCGATAAAATTGGAATTGTAAAAAACAACTTGCCTTGAAATGTCTTAAAAGCGTATGTATTGACGTCTTCGTTGATTCGACCAATAAACTTAAATGGACGTTCGGTGCTGCAGATAAATGTGTTCATCACCTTTCGTGTCGGTTTTATCTTTTGAGCTATTGCCGCTGCACCGCCTCCGATAAAGTCTCCATCTTGTGCCATTGCGATAGCAAGTGCTGGTATCGAATCAAAATAATCAACCAACAAGTCAAGAATCGTATCTAGGTCTTTAATTCGCCATCGACCATATTGATGTTTTTCATTGAACTTGTAACAAAATTCTTTGTAGTCGTCGTCAAGTTGAAAGAAGTATTTGATGCCTAGGTTCTTTGCTATGTCGAAACAAGCATTCCTAGCATATACGACGCCTCGCCGTTCTTTGAAGTTGTCTCCTTCATCGAAGGTTTGCGCCACTTCTTTTTTTAAAAACACAATAACTTGGTCAGGATATCGACGCCTGTATTCATCCAGTGTCGAATCCTCATCATCACAAATCAAATATATCTTGCCTGTATATCCACACTTCCTAAGTGTGTTGACGGTGTCAACACGGTCGGGACGTCCGTGCGTGAGGATAAAGGCCGCAAAGTCGTTATTCCTCATCGTCATCGGCTGTATCCTTTTTATACTGCTCCATGATGTTTTTGGTCAGCAGTATGTAGCCGTTTTCGATGGCCTTATCGAAGTCAATGATGACAAGCGCAGAGTCTTCCATCAATGACTGCATTTCAGAACTTGCGTGAGCGTAGTAGTCTGCGACTTTTCGGAAGTCGAAGACGGTGTGACGTTCTGCGGCAAAGAGTAAGAACTTCTTTTCGTCATCCGATAGCCCGGATGACTTGATGTCTTTGATGAGTTTGTTCGTTTTCTCTCTGTCACACAAAGAGTCAAGGATTGGTTTGTCGCCTGTCGGTTCGTACTTCGGGGCTTCTATCTTCCGCGTGTAAGGTTCCTCACGTTGAAGGTTGATGTCCTTCAGGGAAAGGGCCTTAATTTCAGAATCACTGAACCCAACAGAGTCAGTCTCAATTCCTAACTCGCCGAGTTCCTTCAACTCAAGGGACAACAGCTTCTCATCCCATCCTGCGTTCAGGGCAATCTTGTTATCCGCGATGACGTAGGCTCGTTTTTGCGCTTCCGTCAGCCCGACTAGCCGAATGCACGGAACTTCCGTCAGGTTTAATTTTCGCGCAGCCAGAAGTCGCCCATGACCCGCGATGATGCCGTTGTGTTCGTCGATTAAGATTGGATTCGTAAACCCAAACTCCCGAATGCTGCCCGCTATCTGGGCGACTTGTGAATCGGGGTGCGTTCGACTGTTACGTGCGAACGGAATTAAATCGGTGACGGCTAGCGTTTCGACTTGTAACATGGCCAACTTATGGTCGCTACCTGTGAAGTGAAATCCGCTCAACAATTCCTGTGCCTAGGAAAATATCGGGGTCCGAATTACCCGTACCTGCCTATTGGTCAGGAGGACCCGCGTTGCTTCCACGCAACATCCCCCCCCCTACCGCTTCGTCCTATCCGCGACCCTAAACCCTTCCTCAAACTTGGCGCGTAGGTTCTGGACGATGCTGCGGTCAATGGTTTCGTAGAACCGGAATCGCTTGCTGTACTTCGGTGCGGTGTCCGTGAAGATAAACACCGGACGGATACTGCCGCCGAATCCGAACTCTACTCTCTCCCAGATGCCGGGCGTGAGGTGCGCGGTCTTCGCCCTGCCCGGGTAGGCGACGAAGTAACGTTCGTTTCGCTTGCGCCTTCGGGCTAGATACCGTCGCTTACTCTCTGCGCTTTCGTTAGCGGTGCTGTCGCGCTGGGCCTGTAGCTGCGAGAGGATGCGGTTAATGATGCCTCTCGGCACGTTGCCGTATCTATCCAGCGGGGCGTTCTTCGTAGGCACAGCGTACATATTGGATGGCATCACGCCATTCCGAATAAGCTGTTCTTCAAAGCCCTTACGTTGTCGCTGCGTCCCTTCGATGTGGTGGATGAGGTAACGCACGGCTGGGATGCCCTTGACGCTTTCATCCTTTAGTTTGACCTGTGCGACCGGCCGATTCTTTTGCGCTGGCCTAATAAACACGGCCCGTTGCGTGTACGGGGTAGGCGCATCGAAGACCTTGATGATTTCCCGTTCGACGTCTTCCTTTGCCGCCTGTGCCGTCTTGGTTAAAGCGTAGGCGGTAGCGAACGGAATCTGGTCTTTACGAAGGAAAGCAAGATAGCCCAGTGCTTCCTTTAACTCTGCGCGGACGTCGTACTGCATAGTTTGCCCTGCACGGTCGATGGTCTAGTTAGGCCGTGAGTGTGTACCGGAGGGCAGTAACCCCTATTATGCGCGCTTGTATCATGTTTTCGGGGCAGCGTCAAGCATTTCGTTAATTCTGCCCTCGGCAGTACCTACTCGGCGCATAAAAGTTCGGCGGGATATGCCTATCGTAGTAGCCTTCCACCATAACGGCCCCGTGCGAACATAGTAGGCGATAAGGCACGCTTTGAGGATGGGGGAGAGTTTAGCGACGGCGGTATCCACTTCGGAAATATCATCAGGTAATGCGACTGCATTACCCGTCACTCGGCTCCCCTCATTGGCGCGCATAAAGGCCGCGACCGTGGGGTAGCCCGTGATGGGACGTCCACGACACCATCGGCCCCAAGCGGTTAGGCGTAGGCGGGTGTATTCAATCATCGCATGGCCTCCGGTTTAATTTGTTCGGTGTAGCGTTCTATAAGGGCATTCACCGTTTCTTGCGGGTCACGCGCTTCTAGCCACTCGCCTCTAGGCTCAAAGATGGCGCGGAAGATGTGCTGGTCGCCCTGTAGTTTCCCCCGTTTGCTTTTGATTTCGACCCAGCACACAAAAAAGACCTGACCCCAATCTGTAACTTGGGGTAAGGGCTTGATGACTAACTTGTCGGGTATACCCTTCCCCACGCTTGTCAGGTCGATAACGTTAAACCCCGCGGCCTTTATCGCTTGGGTTATCTCGGCATCGTTCAGGTCACGGCGTAGGCGATAGCGCATTAGTCGATACCAAAGAGCAGTTTGGCGCGTCCTTCGCGGGTGAGGGACATTTGCTGGATGTCTTCGTAGGGTAGCTCCAGGTTATCGCATATCCAGCGCAGCGACCCGACATTGGTTCGGCGAGAGAATAGCCATGCCTTTGCCGGAAGGTGATGACTCACGGAGTTACAGTCCCGAACGGCGCAAAGAATAACGTGCGCCCATAATGCGCGATATCCGTCATCGATGTCTTTCCGTTTCGACAAGGTCGTCATAAGCGGCGATTTTATCAAGGGCGACGCCGAGTTCCAGCGACATAAGCTGTTGCTTGAGCTTGATGAGCTGTTTTTGGAGTTCGGCGTTTTCGTTGACAAGAAGCCTGATGCGGTTCGCAAGATGCTGAGATAGTTCGCTAGCATCTGGTATCGCCTCAACGTGACCGACGAGTTCCATATCCGTCTTATTGGCATACATCATGCGGCCTTTCGGAGTTTGTCGATAGCGGGGCCACCCCAAAAGTAGGACGCCATCCCGACCAGATGCGCGTCGTGGGCGACTTCCTTGATATCGGCCTGTCGCATCAGGTCACCGGCGATATGTTTGAGCCACTCTAGCTTTTCCGATAGCTGTGGGTCATCCGGTGTGGTCAGATATCGGGCTAGCAAGGCATCGCATAATCGGAGCTTGCCCAGCGGCGTTAATAAAGTTTCGCGCCACATCCTTGAATTAGAGTCTAGCGCGTACTGAAGCCGCGCTTCTTCGACGGCCTTTTGTTTATCGGTTTTGACAGGCGGTTCGGACGGGTCGCGTTTCTTCTTAAGGTCAAACAGGCCTTGCCATTGGTTGCTAATTGAATTGTCAACAACCTCGGCTTGGTCTTTGCCATATCGCGACAGTTTCAATGCCGCCGCCGCCATCGATGCTTCCTTGAGAGGCTTTTTGATAGCTTTTCGGTAAGCGACCCAGCGTTCCCATGCGGCAATGTCTAGACCTTCGATGTTTTCAATGCTCATGACCGCCCTCCAATCGCTTTTCAATCATTGCCATCGCTTGACTGACTTGTTCGTTTGTCAGGTTGAACCCGATTTCGCTGGCAAGGTCTAGCGCCTTTTGGGTTCGTTCGGGACTGTCTGCGGTGATGGAAAGCCAAAGTGCGGCTTCAAATGCTTCTATCTGTGTCATCGTTCCTCCGTTGAGTATTTTTACTCAGTAAGTTGAGTAATCTTCTATGTATATACACTGTGTATACAAACCCCTATGCTCGGAACCCAGAGATAGACCCCCCTAACCCCCACAACATTTCTGCGTGAGAGGCCGAGGGGTAACTATGCCCGTATACCCGTCGGTTTAACCCGCCTTGGCAATTTAAGCAGCCCAAGGTCGTGACCTAAGCCAACCGGATTTGCACCGGCCCCACTGCCATCAGATTTGCGTACCTTGATGAGGGTACGGAAGAACATGACTTGACGCCCCGGCTTGAATAGCCGAGAATCGCCTTGTCTGTTCCTCCACGGACAACTCTACCCGCACTTCAGCTGCCGGTAAAGTCCTAAAGCCCCAAACCTGACGGAATGGGGCTTTTTTTAACCTAAGGCGATTAGAGCGACTCAAAGCCACCCCTATACCTTCCCCTTGTCTTCGCCTGTAATCGGCTGTAATGGCTTCTCCGGCAGTTTTACGGCCCCTGCCTGTAACTGCCATACCCTAGATTCGGGAAGTTTGCCTGATTGCACCCAGTAAGTGACCGCCATACGGCTGACACCGAAGGCTTTGGCAAGGGCTGATTGGTTTCCGGCTTGTTTGATGAGTTGGTGTATGTCCATGCGGAGGAGTTTACAAAAGTTAACAGTAAACATAAAGGGGGGTTTACATCCCTGATTGGAGAGTGTAAAGTTCTTCCACGGTATAGATAACCTCATCCACAGACAGGAGATACAACGATGAAAAGCTACGAAGTTCATTTTAAGCCAGAAGGTCGAATTGCAGATTGGTATCAGTTCACGGTAATGGCCTCATCAATCACGCGGGCGGTCAATGCTGGAAAGCGTCAGCTTGAGGTAATCGTCGGACCGCGCGACGCGAAGTCTTATGCCGCTTTTTTGGTTCGCGAAATAACCAGTGAGGCGGCGTAAGCCGCCCCTCTTACGGAGGACAATAAAGATGTCAGAGAAGCACGCATTTGACCTAACCGCCGAGGGCCGCTCCAGGCTTATCGATTGGCTACACCAACATCACCGAAATCCTGACCGTATTGTCAGCATTGAAGAATTCGTTGATGAAATCCTACAGAACGCAAACGAAGGGGATGACCCATTGTGTGAGGTTCGGGCGATGCATAGCGTCGATGGTAGCGCACGAACCTTTCGGGCGTGGATAGAAGAAATTAAGTGGCGACCCATGGAGGACGAAGAATGAGGAACTGCTGCACACAGATATGGCTTTATGGAACTTTGGTGGAAGTCGAAGTTGACTATGAAGTCATCGATGACGTTATCGAAGTTGTTAAAGCCAATATCGTAGGCGTGTATCACAAGGGCGATAACCCACGGCTACGGGACTACACCAGTATCCAATCTGATATCCCGCTATGGGGTAGCGAAATGCCGGAGAGAATGTATGACGAACTGGTCACGAAGGCCGAAGAATTTGAAGAAACCATGTTTTACGAATACGGAGCGGACACGCATGAATAGTCGACTCGCCGCCATAGGGTTGATTGCGATTTACCTGTTAGCTGGATTGGTAGAACGCTGCGACGGGCATAGCTGCAAAGGTGATGAATGGACGACTGGAACCAACACGAACTTGAATTAAGGGAACAACATGACCGACTTACTCAAAATCAACGTCAACGAACACTGCGAAAAGAAGGGCAACCTGACTTATCTATCGTGGGCATGGGCATGGGCCGAGGTCTTGAAGATAGACCCAGCGGCAAGATGGACGGCGCACGAATGGAACAATATGCCCGTCATGTATCTGAAGAATGGGAGTGCGATGGTCAAGGTAAGCGTCGAAATTAAAGGCGACGTCAAGACCTGTGTGCTGCCCGTGATGAATCATAGAAATCAGGCAGTCGTAGACCCTGACAGCTTTCAAGTCAACACGGCAATCATGCGGTGCTTGGCGAAAGCGATAGCGATGCACGGCCTCGGCTTATATATCTATAGCGGCGAGGATTTACCCGAAGGCGACCCCGGCGACCCGAAGGTCATCGACAAGATTAAGGCGTTGCCCGATGTCACTTCGCTCAATCGGTTCTATAAAGATTTAAGCGTCGATGAGCGTGCGCGATACATGGGACACTTTGCTACCCGCAAAAAAGAATTACAGGGGGCCAGCGATGGAACAACGGTCGCCTGATTGGTTTGCAGCTCGCCTTGGCAAGGTAACGGCATCCAGAGTCGCGGATGTCGTGGCTAAGACAAAGAGCGGGACTAGCGCATCGCGGGCTAACTACTTAGCCCAGTTAATTTGCGAACGCCTCACGGAGACTGTAGCCGAGGGGTATACGTCTGCGGAAATGCAATGGGGGACTGACCAAGAACCCTATGCTCGCGCAGCGTACTCGGCGAAGGTTGGTGAACTGGTTGAAGAAGTCGGGTTCATTGACCATCCGACGATAGCCGGAGCGGGGGCAAGTCCAGATGGGCTAGTCGCGGAGGGGTTAGTCGAAATCAAATGCCCGAATACGGCGACGGCGCTTGATTGGATTTTGTCGGGCAAGCCTCCGGCGAAATATGTGACGCAGATGCAGTGGCAAATGGCGTGTACGGGAAGGCCTTGGTGCGACTTCGTATCGTACGACCCACGGCTTCCAGAGAATTTGCGGCTCTTAGTTATACGGGTTGACCGTGACGATGACCGCATTAAGGAGCTTGAGCAGGAGGTCAAAGAGTTCCTGCAAGAGCTAGACGACAAAGTAAGCAAACTCAAAAAGGTGAAATTGTGACTGAGTACGACAACACAAATCGTGGCGTATTGTTTAAGAACAACACGGGCGACAACCCGAAGCGACCGCAGTATCGGGGTTCGCTAAACGTCAATGGAGCGGAATACAACATTAGTGCGTGGATTAAAGAGTCGCGCAAAGATGGGTCAAAGTTTATGTCGCTATCGGTAGAGCCGAAGCGCGATAAACCAGCGGCCCCGAAGCCTCAAAAGATTACTGAGGATAACTGGGCGACAGAAGAACTTAACGACGATATGCCGTTTTAACCCGTGCCGAAGGCGTCTCGGCGAATGAATGGAGTGCGGCCCCAAGGCGTCAGCCGTGAGGATTTAAGATGACAGCGTGGAACGAATGTAGAGACTTAGAACGATTAAGCCGCGAACAATTGCGCCAATCGTTATTCCCGACGATTGCTTATGAGGGTCGATATGCCCATATCAGCAAGGGGGATATGGCGAAAGCCTTTCAAGCGACCCAAGGCGACTATGTGTTTAATCTAGACGATGACACAGCTGTCAGGGTTGAACACAAATGCGAATACACGAACGCTTACGGAAACTTCTTTATCGAAACCTTCAGCAATAAGAGCCGAGGGAATCCAGGCTGGTTCTGGAAGCTAGAATCAGATTATTTGATGTATCACTTTATGCGCGAAGGCGAGGTCTACATCATGGGTCTAGCCGCTCTTCGGAATTGGTTATATGAACCGTCCCCGAATGGTCAGCCGAACATCCACAAATACCCACACAAGGGTCAATCACGGTATGACCAAAAAAATGACACTTGGGGGTACTGCGTCAGCGTCGAAGACATCACCAATGCCATCCAAGTTCATTTCTATAACGTGCCGTCTATCAAGATAGATAGACGCGAAAAGTGGCGAGCCGCATGAAACGGATATTCCCAAAAGGAACAGCGCGGGAAGCTATCGCAAAAGTTGTGATGGCGACCGTGACGGAGGACTGCTCCTGGACGGTAACCGTAGAGCCGTTCAAACGGCCTAGAAGTCATCAGCAAAACGCCTATTTATGGGGAGTCGTATACCCAACCATCTTAGAAGCAGGAGGCGAGGCGTTACGGGGCTGGACAGCGGATGACCTACACGAATACTTCTTGGGCGAAATTCACGGCTGGGAGGTCATCGAAGGATTCGGGCGTAAGCGGATGAAACCGATAAAACGGTCTAGTCGAATGACCCGTATTGAATTTATGGATTACCTAGAACAGATTAGCCAGCGATGCGCGAACATGGGCATCGTGATACCGGAGCCGAACTATGGATAGTCAAGCTATGAGAGAAAGAGCAAATGATGCGATTTCTTTAACCTATATTCCTGCTCATTGCAGGGAAATTGATTGGCATTTGTCCGCAAACAAATTTTTAAAAGAATATTTGCAATTAACATATACAGTTATGTATAGCAATGACGTAATTAAACGATTAGAAAAAGTTAGATTAAAATTGCTAGAAGAGAAAAAAGAATTGAGAAAAGAGATTAGAAAATTGAAAAGAAAATTGCGTAATGAGACTGCGTAAGGCCGCTAAAGGGCAGGAGTGTATGGTCAGGCTTCCGGGCGTCTGTAATCACAACCCAGAAACGACGGTGCTGGCTCACGTTCGATTGGCGGGGGTCAGTGGAATGGGAATAAAGGCCGATGACCTACTCGGCGCATGGGCTTGCTCTAGCTGCCATGACGCGATAGACCGGCGAGGGCATCTAGACCTTGAGCGTGACTATGTACGACTAGCGCATCTTGAGGGGATGGTCAGAACGATAGCGATATTACGGAAGGAGGGCTTAATATGAACTGGTTTAGACGAATGCTGAAACGCTGGCGCGAATGCGCGAATTATGAATGGCGACAAGTGCCTGACCCGAATTGGCGGTCTAGCAGAGGCGGGAGGGATTATTGGTGAATCGCGGCGACGCAAAATTAGAACGCATCTTTATTGACCCTGACGCATGGTCAATGCCGGTCGGAACAACAATGGTTATCAAGCAACCTGAGTACGACTGCCCCGTTCACGGGACGATAACCAGCACCATTACATTTAACCGCGTCACTGACG